GTGACATTGCCGTTCAATTTTGGCAGGATTTCAAGAAGTGCTACTGCCTCATCATTCACTGTCAAAACTGTATCCTTGATTTTAATCTGTGGTTTCTGCTCAAAATTGAGCTTGTCTGTAATATCAATAATCTTTGCCATAATTAAATCTTCCTTTCTTAACCTGCTTGTGTTACTGTTGGCTTGCCTCTTGACATAAGGTCAAATTCAAGTGTACCTACTGCTGTGCTATCGCCTGCTCCGAGAGCGGTAACATTGATAACGACATCAAGTTCAACAACTGTGCCGTCAGGGAAAGTCCACTTAAGCACAGCATTACAATCTGTACCATTCAGAAAAGCCTTGCCAGCAACAAAGTCATTACCTGTGTCGCCAATATTACGCTTGCCGGATACTGAAATTGTTATAGACTTAGCTGTTTTAAGTCTGTTTGTCCAACCTCCAGCTTCGTATGGTTTCCATTCTTCTACGCCGTCATCAAACGATACTGAAAAGCGTTCCATATCAGCTATTGTGTTTGTAGATTCTTTGCTTGCACCAATCGCAAACTGATTTTCATAACAAGGAAAAACACCTGATGTTATATTTGCCATAAATAATTACTTCCTTTCATAATAAATATCAAATTCAATTACATATTCGTAAATGCCGTTATCATCTGTTCCTACGCTTACAGGTTCAGACTGCAACAGCTTTATAAAATATACTTTCGTGTCATTAAGCAGAAATGAAGAAACCGCCTCAAGCTGTTCGTATAACTTGTAAGCGGTTTTCTCTGTTTCTGTCGAATTTTTATTCCAGTGTATAAGCACCGAAATAGGTTTAATATTATAACTTGATTTACCACCGATAGCTCTTACAGCCTCGATTGTTGATTTACGCTGATAAACGCAAATTGCTTTTTCTTTGTTTGCGTCAAGCTTACCTGAGTAGTAATAGTCGGCAATATTAAACTGTTTGAGCCAATTTCGTATATCAGCTAAATAAATCATCTCATCAACCTTCTCATATTTTTTGCAAAGGATTTATTGCAGAAATCCTCGTGCTTTCCGCCCTTCTGCCAATCCTCGAACCAATGAGCCTTTGCGTTTGGATTCTCATCTTTTTTGAAATTGTATTCAGGGTGATAGTAAAGGCGGCGAGCATAAGGTGTTGAAGACACAATAGAAACTTTGCCTTGATTACTTTTTGATGTATCAACAAAAGTGCTTTCGTTCTGCAGTGCTCCTGTGTCTCTTGGAATAACCTGTGCTTGAACTACCTCCGTATGGAGTGCTTCTGCCGTCTGCTCAAGAGCTGCCTGTGCTTTTGCTGTAATAGCTATTATTGCTGTTTGATTTATCTTAATTTTTGATGTGACTTTCACTATATCAAGTCCAATCTCGTATAATTGATTGTGCCGTCAGGATTTCGAGCTTTTTCACCCTGATAGATTTTCCGCTTAACTCCATTCACAATGACCTCACCGTTTGAAAGCGTTGCCAATTCAGGAGCAATATCACCGATAAAATAAGCCTGTGCAGATAACTGCACAAGCTGTTTATCGGCTGTAAGAACGGTTTTAGCCTTGTCTTGATAATTGCATAAGGCATTGATTTCAAGAGCCTTTAGCGGTTCTCCGTCCTCACTTAAACCCTCTTGATATACTGTAATCGTAATCGGTGTAGTACATACAGATTTAAGCACCAAGCAAGGATATTTCATCTCAGCACCTCACAGCACAAGCCTGTTGACATCAGCCTGCTATAAGTAATCTGACGAACTATACAGCCATTCTTAACGCAAACACCTGTATTATAATCAAACTGCATTGATACGCCGTTTATACCGTATGATTTAAGCACTGTATCGAGCATATCTGCATATTCATCATAGAACTGCACAATCTCGCAACAGCACTCTGTTATGGTTTCCTGTTGATAATCCGTTAAATTATCAAAACCCTTTCCTATGATTCTGTTATAGGTCAAAGTGTCAATTATTCTGCTTGCTTTACGGACAAGATTATCAAAGTTTTCAGGCACTACCGTATAATACTTTAGATAATCTGCTTCCGTTGCATAATTCTGCATAAATCATCACTCCACATAAGAACAGTAGATACCTGCAAGCTTGTTTTCATAGCAATGTGCATAAAGGTTATTGTTGCGGTACTTAAATACATGGCTGTCGCCCTGCTGGTCCTGGTCTGGGGAGAAATACTTGATGTACTGGTCGATAGCACAAACCGCTGCAGACTTTTCAACGCAGAGGAAGTTTACATTTTTACCCACACCAATAAGCTCATAATATGTATTCAAAGAGGATTTTGCAGGAGAGGAAACCTCAGAATAAACGCCGCCACTTTCAGTGTAATACTTCTTGTTCTTCACAACATCAGTGTCTTTAGTCTTTACATACTGACCTTCGGATTTCTTAAAGCCGTAATTTGTAGTACCGTCATTAAGAGTTATTGCAGTATACATTCTTGTCTGAGGTACTTCGATTATGCTCGAAAACTTAGAAAGAACTGCCCTTGACTGAGTTGTATCAAGGTCGTCAATACTTGTTCTGAGTGTCGGAGTGATGAAGAGTATACGACTTTCTGTCGGTACTTCTGCTTCGTCCATTGCGTTTGAGCAAGCACGCAAAGCACTGACAACTTCCGAACCATTCGAAAGCTTTTCAGCCTTTGTTGTAATACCCTCTGTGCTGCAAATCTTTGCAATTCGTGCGGCATCTGTTTCAGGTACAACCTTAGTACGGATAAATTCGCCTGAAAGCTTTGCAAATGGGGTTTCGAGAGCCTCATCGTTATCAAGTCGGTCGATTCTCAAATCCTGAGAACGCTCCTGGTCATATTTAATTGTTTCCCACACAAAAGATGTAGAGCCCTTTGTATAGCCATCGTTGCGGCTGAAATCGCCAAGTCCGTCCATATCAAGCTTAGCAATCTTTATTTCGCCATTACTGCCCTTTTTTACTGTCACCTCATCGCCCTCAAGGATTGAAGTTTTACTTGCTTCCTTATAAACCTCGTCAAGCAATGGAAGATATACTGTTGATAATTCAATATTATTCATAAAATTTCCTACCTTTCTTAATTTTTAAGCCCGAATGCTTTTCTAAGCATAGCGTTCTGTTTTTCTTTGTCTTCGCTGTTATCGCCGTCAGCACCGATTTTCTGAAAACCGCCCTTTGATGTTTCGCCTTTAAGCTGTGGAACATCTTCAAGGACCTTGCTTACGGCTGATTTCAGTTTTTCATCATTAATTTTTCCACTTTCATCGGTAACGCCCGAAAAATCAGCCAGTTTCAAAATATACGGTACCGTATCGGCTGAAATACCAAGCTTGAAAGCAGTAAGCGTTGCTTGCTGATTAAGTCTTGCGGTCAGCTCTGACTGCTTGTACTGCTCAATCTGAGCCTGCATAGCACTAACATCAGGCTTATTCTTTTCCCTATTTGTTTTATAGGTGTTTATCGCCTGTGTTATTTCCTCCTCGGTCATTCCCTGCTGTGCAAAGTATGACTTTAAGGCGGCATTGCTTGCTCTCTGTTCTCTCGCCTGTACCATACTGTCGAGCTGTTCCTGTGTATAAGTTGTTTGTGTTCCGCCTTTGGCAGCGTTGCCCTCTCCGCCCTTATTATTCTGCTGAGCGTTAGCAGTCTGTTGTGTTTCCTGCTGTTCTGACATAATATTCTCCTCCGTTTTATGCCCGTCGGCTTATTCCTCAGCTTTTAATGCCGTCAGAGTTTTGGGCATAAAAAAAGCACCCTTTTCAGAGTGCTTAGTTTCTTTTAATAAATCTCTCTTCTATAAATTCTCGAAAATCCATTGTTTCACCTGCTTTCGTTAGTGCTTAAAATGCTGTATTAATCCGATTACTGCTAAAACAAGCAATAATAAAGCTGATATAATCATTCCTGTTATCTTTAAGCCTAAATAAAATTCAAACAAATAAATCACCTACTTTTGGGCATAGAAAAACCGCCCTCAAGGAGCGGTTAAATTAAGCCATCTGCTGCCAAAGCATCGTGATACTCTTTTTCTTCAAGTTCTCTCCATTCTTTTTCTGCTTGCTTAATTTCTTCAGGAGCATCTTCTCTTATTCGGCAGTATATACCATCCCATTCCCAATAAGGTTCAAGAAGTTCACTTAATTGTTTTACTCGGTCAGAATAAATAAGCCTCATGAAAAAACACCCCTATTTTAATAAATTCTTTACTCTATATTCTGTGTATGTTTCATCGTACCTATGTTTTTTTAATTGGTCAGTTGCATATTTACTTATATTTTCTATATTATATCCTTTCTTGTGTAATTTTTCAAGCTTTGGAACAAACTTTTTATTCAAATATTCAATATATTTGCCAAAATCTGTAATCTCACCAAATTTTCTTTTATACTCATATGCATCTCGCCAGTGTATAAGTTCGTGCAGAATTGTACTTATTTCGCTATCTGGACAAGCGAAATCTTTTTGCAATTCTTTTAAACTATCTGTATTAAATAACACAGAATTTATATTAAGAATATTTTCAATAGGCTGATATGAAGCTACTGCATTTGAAGTCATCTCATCAGGCGATATTACATAAATCTTAGGTCTATTTACGGAATCTATTTCGCCTAACAGTCTATAAACTTCGCTGATATTTGTATCAAATTTATGGAACGCTTTTCGCTTGATTTTTACTCTCTCAGATAAATAAATATCATTTGCTGATGTAGTCTTATGCAAAGTTATCTCTTTATCTTTTCTTATAAACCTTTCGATTTCTTTTGTTTCGGTTATAGGTTTATAGTATTGTGCTTTATCATTATCGGAAAGTTTAGAAATAGAAAAACTATCCGCCTTTTCCCTCCACTGTTCAGCTCTTGCACTATAAGCTCTTTTATTATCTTTATCGAGAAAAAACTTAGACATACGCTCCATTCGCTCAGCTTCGTTCTGAGCGTAGTTTTGCTTCTGGGCGTTGTTATATCTCTCCGCAAGTTCGTCAAGCTCATCAGCGGTGTATCGGCTGTTTTCGGGCGGTGTGCTTATGCCCTCAAAATATGTAGTGTGTGCGTCCCTGCAATTCGGGTGATACAAGCCCTTTTTAATAGC